CAAAGCTACAGGGATTAAATGAACCTGATAAAGTTGAAGTTCGTGGAACATCAATAAAATTAAACTTTGGAGCACCTGATGACTCACAGTAAAGGTATAAGTTGGATAGACGATTGTAGAATACCATTTGTGGATGATGTTAAATTAGGAAAAAAATTACCAATACAACAAGGGGGTACAATATATGGTGGAGGTAAGGGATTTCATAGAACAACAGAATTAGATGAATATAAAGAAGGTGGTCGTTTCCCCGCTAATCTATTAGTAAGTGATGATATGTTGAATGATGGTGTTATTAGTAAGAGTAATGATGGTAAATCAAAAGGTAATATTAGAAAAAGTCTAATAAATGGTGCAGAAAACGCTGGAGGTTTTTATAGACCTGATTATTTCGTTGAAAGAAACGGTTTTAACGACAAGGGTTCCAACTCAAGATACTACAACATAGATAAATGGTTTGAAAACTTAATAAAATAGAATATGGAAAATGTAATGATGTGCGGGGACTCCGCAGAAAAACTAAAAGAAATAAACGACAACTCGGTTGATATGTTATGTACCGACCCACCTTATGGATATTCGTTTATGAATAAGGGATGGGATAAAGTATTACCTGACGTACAGATATGGAGAGAGTGCCACAGAGTATTAAAACCTGGTGCATTCATTACAGTTATGGCAGCCCCAAGAACAGATGTATTATGGAGAATAAGTAGAGACCTTGAAGAAGCTGGGTTTGACTTATCATTCAGTAATATAGAATGGGTTTATCATTCAGGGTTTCCAAAAGCCACAGACATCAGTAAGAGTATTGATAAGAGGGGTGGTAGGTTAGAAAAAAACAATATAGAGTTTGGTGATTACATCAAACAAAAGGTTTTAGAATCTAAATTAAAAAGAAAAGAAATATCATCACATTTTTTAAGTAAAAATGATAATGAAACTGGTGCATTATGGAATTGGGAGAACGGCATACTACCAATAAAAAAAGATTATGAAGTATTGAAAGAATTATTAGAACTTGATAATAGATTTGATAATTTGATTGAAAGATATGAAAACGAAAGATTAAAAATTGATGAGGACGGACGAAGCGGTACTAGTTCTTTTAATTTTGGTATTCAAGAAAAATGGGATATAACAAAACCAATAAATGATTTAGCAAAGAAATATGAAGGTAGTAAAGCTGGCTTCCAACCCAAACCAGCAAGGGAAATAATCATCGTTGGAATGAAACCTTTTGTTGAAGGTTCTTATATTGATAAGGTATTAAACTTTGAAGCATTACCTGATAATATCAAGATGACTTATCCACTTATACAAACCCCCAAACCAGCAAAGAAGGAGAAGGACTTTGGAATGAATGGTGAGGAACAAGTTGCACAGAAACTAAAGATGCCACATAAGGTTCAAGCGGATGGAACAATAACAGATGGTGAACCAACAAGTAGAAAAAATAACCACCCCACAGTTAAACCAATTAAGTTGATGTCTTATCTTATCACCTTATTTACAAGACCTGGTGACTTCGTATTGGACCCATTTGGTGGAAGTGGAACAACAGGACTGGCTTGTAAGTTATTAGACAGAAACCATATCTATATTGATTTTACACAGGAGTATTACGATATCGCTGAGGAGAGGTTCCAAGTATCAAAACAAGACCTAAAGAAACTATTAAAAGAAAAGATATCTAATGGGCAACAAGAATTATTCTAAAGGTATAACTTGGATAGATGATTGTAGAATACCATTTGTAGATGAGGTGGGTATTAAAATATCTGGTGATAAAAAACATCTACAAAAATGGAAAGAAAAAGATGGTAGGGAAAAAAGAAATATTGATGAGATACAAAATACACCTTACATAAACACTCAAGGCAGGTTCCCCGCCAATATACTAGTTAGTGATGATATGTTGAATGATGGTAAGATTACAAAAGTTCAAGACAATCTAAATGTGGGAAAAAAACAATATGGTGGTGGTACATTTGCTGGTGGTTTAGTTAATAATAATTTTTACTTCGGAGATAAAGGTTCCAACTCAAGATACTACGATATTGATAAGTGGTTTAATAATTTAATTGATGGTTAAACAAATAGAAATACAAGGGTTCTCTCCAACTAAGAAACAGAAGGAGATTATTGAAGCTTGTACCGACGAAACAACGAAGTATATTGTTGGTTGCTTTGGAAGGCAGGCGGGAAAGAGCTTCACAGCAATGAACCTTATTCTCAAGTGGGTATTGGAAGACAACAACTCAACAGCAATGTGGGTTGCCCCAATCTACGCACAAAGTAAGAAAGTATTTCAGGAGTTATCAAACACAATTGCAGGTGTGGGGATAACAAAGACAATTAACAAGTCAGAATTAACCATAACATTCATAAATGGTTCAACACTATATTTCAGGTCAGCAGAACGTGAGGATTCACTACGTGGTTATACATTAGATTATTTGGTGGTAGATGAAGCAGCATATATCAAGAACGATGTATGGTCCACAGTATTAAGACCAACCGTATTGGTGAAGGGTAAGAAGGTATTATTCATTTCAACACCAAAAGGTAAGAACTGGTTTCACACAGTTGCAACAAGAGGTTATCAAGAAGAATACCCACAATACAAAACATTCCACGCAACATCATTTGACACACCATTCATCACACAAGAAGAACTACAAGAAGCAAAGTTATCATTACCTGAATCAATTTACAGACAGGAGATACTAGCAGAGTTTATAGATGATGGTGGGGAAGTGTTCTCAAACCTTAAGAATAACTGTGTTCTTGAAAACTACCCCAAGTTTGAGGAGAAAGAAAAATATTACGCAGGACTGGATTTTGGTCGTCAAAATGACTATACAGTACTCACCATCCTCAATTCAAGAGGAGAAATGGTTGATTTCTATCGTGAAAGACAAAAGAGTTGGGATGTTATTGTATCTGAAGTAATAACTAAATTAAGGAAGTGGAGACCAGTATGTTATGCCGAAGTCAACTCAATAGGTGACGTATTATACGAAACACTAAAAAAACAATATCCATCAGTACAACCATTCGTAACTAGCTCTGACTCAAAACAGAATATGATTGAAGACCTGATTATGTCTATGAATGAAGAGACAATTAAACTACCCTCACCAAACTTAAATGCAGACCTTTACAGAGAACTTAGTGTGTTTACATACGAATACTCACCCAAGACAAGAAAGGTCAAATATATGGGTCCTAATGGGTTCCACGATGACTGTGTGATATCATTATCATTAGCTCATCATTCATTCAAGAAGAAAGCCAGTTATGGAACTTATGTGGTTAGGTAAGTTGTGAACGAAATTAACAAAAAATATATTTAATAACAGATATGGAAATCAAATACAAAGGAAAAAAATACACAGTAAGTGAACCAACTATTGAGAACTGGTCTAAGCTAGTTCTACTACAAGAGTGGACTGATGAGAGGGAGTTCTCAGTTAAGTTATTGAGCATGATAACTGGTTTGACTGAAGAAGAAGTTGAGAATGCTGATGCAACAGAGATTGTCAAAGTATCAAATGAACTATCACATTTCTTAATGAAGAATGCAACCGAGTTCAAAAATGAAATAGATTTTAATGACAAGAAGTATAGATTCCTTGACTTAGCCAATTTGACATTCGGTGAGTTTATTGACATTGACACTTACCTATCAAAGACCCCTAATGAGAAGAAGAAGGAGATGCATCTATTGATGGCGATGTTATACAGGGAGGTTGATGAGAATGGAAACTATAAACCTTATGATTCAAAGTTAGTTCAATCAAGAGCTGAAGAATTTAAGAAGCTACCAGTCAAATACGTAAACGGAGCGACAAGTTTTTTTTTGCGTTTAGACAGAATATTGCGAGGAGATTTGAAGGCCTCTTTTTGGGAGCAAGTGAAGATGATGGCGAAGATGACTTGGCTGCTCGTGAAATTCAGCACTTTGATAAGTTTTGGGGTTGGTTTGGGACGCTTATATCTCTGGCTAACGAAGATATTACAAAGATTGACGAAATCACGAAATACCCGTTAATGTTTGTATTAAACTATTTATCATATCAGAAGGATAAAAACGAGATTATACAAAGAGAAAGACAAAAAATTCAGATGTCACAAAAAAGATTTTAATTATGAGCTTAGGACACTACAATTATAAAAAGATACTTGACCTATTACGTCAGTGTGGAACATACCACGAACAAATCCAATCTTGGGGACAAGGTGGAGTTGAGCAGTTAATATATGATTGCGAAGAAAGATTAAAGGTTGAGAATGACCCAAGAAGAGCCCCTTACTATCCTTTGATGTGGGTAGTAACAGATGGAGCAAAAACCGATGGAAGAGAAACAACTTATGACTTCTCAATCTTGGTTATGGATATTATGGATAGAAAGTCATTTGATAATCAAATAGATGTAACGAGTGATACCTTAGACATTCTCAAAGATGTAGTTGCTCAGTTAAAATATGCAACAGGTATGGAATGTTTCTGTAATTTGGACCTTGACTATCCTGTTGAGTTCACACCATTTGAAGAAGCATTTGATGATTATGTGGCTGGTTGGACCGCAAAGATAAGAATAAGAGTACCTGATGCAATAGACAGATGTATTGCACCTTATGCTGAGTTTCCTCCTTGTGATAATAATTCTGACTGTTAATCATGCAACAAGTACCATTAGAAGAATATAACCAAGTAATGACTCAGTTAGCAACTGACTTCCAAAATATGATTAAGAAGTCATTAGCTGAACCATATCCTTATGCACCAGGTTTCGCAGGTAATAGACCAAAGAAGGGAATAAGAGATATGAGAAGAAAGACAGGAGCATTGTATAACTCTGTCAAAGTTTCATTCAATCCTGAAACAAACCAAATCAAGGTAATGATGTTAGATTATTGGAAGTTTGTTAATGATGGTAGAAAGCCAGGTAAATACGTACCAATTAAACCCTTGATGGATTGGATAAGAACCAAGGGGTTCAATAAAAATAAACAAACAGGAAAGTTTCAAAAGTTCAGTATCAAAGGAACAGCATTTGCAATATCCAAATCTATACAGAAATTTGGTATAGCAAGAACTAACTTCTATGACGATGCATTTGGTGAGTTCGTTGAGAAGTTTGAGGATGAAGCAGTACAAGCTTTAGGTATTGATATGACAAACTTTTTTGAAAGAATAATAGAAGAAGACATAACAAAATGAGTGTAATAATAAACGTAGACCAGTCACCTCTTACCATCACACCGAGTAATGGGGAACATATGTGGAACATTTCCTCAAGTGGTTATACATTAACGAACTTCAAGTTTATCATAGACATCTATTTTAGACCTGATTCAATAGATTTCACACAATCTAATTTAACCCCAACTGCTAGATTAAAGGTAAGACCAAACTCTTATGGTAAAGCCATCGTGGACCTTACAGACATCGTAAGAACATTCTTAAATGCTAACACAAGATTTAGTGGAACAACATATCCATACTTGAACTTCGTGGCACCTGAGAATAGTATTATGACATTATCTGATGGTACACAAACAAGAACTTACAATGCATATAACGAAACATCAAATGGTGATTTGAATGCTGACCTACCTGTATTATGGCATGCAGAACAATATAAAGTTATCGTTGGGTGTGAATATCAAAGTGGTTCTAATATTATTTATGATGTTGACGCATTGGCATCATTCCAACCAAATTCAATCAATATATTTCCTGGTGTTGATAACAAGTTAATACCTTCACCATATTTGTCAGGAGCCACATTAGGTAGTGGTTATACACAATCAGCAAACTTCTTCCAAGTTCCAAACCAGTCTTGGTATTACTACGACTTATTCAGACACATCTACGAACAAGGTGATGACTCAACTTGTGGACCAAGAGAGTTCTTGAATGCTGCTGGTACAGAATACCAAATCTTATCTCAGAATGGTTATGTATCAACAAGAGTTAGAAGAAGAATGCACCACCCTGAATGTCCTATTATAATGTCATTCTTGGATGGACAAAATGATTATTTCAATAACCAAACACAAGCTTTGGTCGTGAGAGGTGCGGATACTCACGGTTCAAATTATACTTATTCCGCATACACTTCAAATGATTCAACGATTGTTAACAATTATGACATTTGGAAGACGGGGGTGTTCTATCTTCCATACAACGTAACCACGTCAGGTACATTGAATATTCCCCCGACTGCAGAGAAGGTCTGTTTCTATTTATCACCAAGTTCGTCTAATTTGTCATTCTCAGCTAGAAGTTCTGAAATAATGGAGTTCTACATGCAACCATATGACTGTATAAATGAACCAGTCCATTTGTTGTTCTTGAATGGAAGAGGACAGTGGGATACCTACACCTTTGGCAAGAAGTCAACAAAAACTTATGAAGTTGAAAGAAAGTCATATAGACAAGAAAGTTCTTTGAACAAATCTTGGTACTCAAGAGGCTCAGCCGATAGAGGCACTACCATCTACGACCAGTTAGGGGACTATTCTATTGTATGTAATTCTTGGTTTATGGACCAAAACGATGTTAAGATTGTGGAGGAGATATTCTTCTCACCAGAGGTCTATATCATCAAAGGAACGACAACTAAAGTTAACTGTGTTCACGACTTGGATAACTGTACTTCTTGTTTGAACGAGATAAGATTATATGAACACTTGATACCAGTTACAGTCCAAGAAAAATCATTACAGAAATTTCAGAAACAATATCAAAAGATATTTCAATATACATTCACATTAAACTACGCAAGCGTGAAGCGATACAGAACGCAAGGTTAATATGGGACTACAGATAAGAACATACGTTGATGGCAATCAAGAATTTATTGACCTATATGGAAACGAGAATATAGACATAGAAATATCGTTTGCCGAGATACAAGACATTACCAAGAAGAACAGTGCATTTACTAAGGAGTTTAAAGTTCCTGGTACGAAGAACAATAACAATATATTCAACTACTTCTTTGACATCAATGCAGTTGCGTTGAGTTGGAATCCAAAGAGGAAGTTTGAGGCTGACTTATTGTATGATGGTTATGAGTTGTATAATGGGTATGTTCGTATGAATGCGGTTACAATTAACAAATTGGAGACCATCTATTCTGTTACGTTCTATTCTGCGGTAGGGGACCTTGCATCAAACATCGGTGATAAAGGTTTATGTGAACTTGATACAAGTTCTTTAAATCATTCTTTGTATATATACAATACAGCTTATAGTAT